GGACAACCCGAGGGCCGAGGCGCACTTTCGGCGCTACCACCTCAACCAGTGGATCGAGAACCTCGTCCGCTGGCTGAACATGAAGGTGTGGGACGCCTGCGCCTTGGACCGCGACGCCTGGCGCACGGTCCTCGACGAGATGAAGGGGCGCAAGGCCTTCGGCGCGATCGACGTTTCGTCGACACAGGACATCACGGCGCTCACGTGGCTGTTCCCGCCCGTGAACGAGGGGGAGCACTTCCGTCTCGCGTGCCGGTTCTGGGTGCCGGAAGAAAGCCTCGAGGCTCGGGTGAAGCGCGACCGCGTGCCGTACGACCGGTGGCGGGACATCGGAGCGCTCGAAACGACGCCCGGCAACTACGTCGACCAGGGCTATGTGCAGAAGGCGGTTCTCGACGGCTTCGAGGACTTCGACGTGCAGGCGGTCGGCTACGATCCGTGGAACGCCCGCAAGCTCGTCGCCGACCTGCAGAAGGACGGCGTCGACGTCGAGCATCTCGTCGAGATGCGGCAGGGAATCCAAACGCTCGGCGAGCCGACGAAGCACTTCGAGAGACTGGTCTATGCCGGCCTCCTCGATCATGGCGGACATCCCGTCCTGCGCTGGATGGCGCAGAACACAGACGTGAGGTTCGACGAGAACATGAACTTCGCTCCGGCCAAGAAGCGATCGAAGGAGAAGATCGACGGCGTCGTCGCCGGCGTGATGTCCGTTGGCCTGGCGCTCGGCCAAGAGATCGAAGCGTCATCGATCTACGAAGAGCGTGGCGCCCTATCTCTTTGAGGAAGCTCAACATGGCATTCTGGACGCGTTGGCTTGCGGGGCGGCATGCACCGGAGGCTGGTCCGCGCGCCGCGCTTCAGGACGCTGGTGGTGGTGTCGTCATCACGACATCGGCCGAACTCGAGGAGGCGCTGCGGTCCGGGTCCAACTCCGCCGCTGGGGCAGCCGTCACCCCGATGACGTCGATGCGGGTCGCTGCGGTCTATGCGTGCGTACGCATCATCGCCGGGGCGGTGGCGACGCTGCCACTGGACATCAAGCGGAGGGTCGACAGCCGGACCCGCGAGGATGCGTCGGACACCCCTCTCTGGCAGCTGATCCGTCGCCGCCCGAACCGCTGGCAGACTCCGTCGCAATTTCGCCGAATGATGCAGGCGCACATCCTACTGCGGGGCAATGCCTACGGTCTGATTGTTCGATCGCGCGGCGACGTCCGCGAGATCATTCCGATGCGACCGGACAGCGTGGTCTGCAAGCAGGAGAACGACCTCAGCCTCACCTATACCTATACCCGCAAGGATGGCCGGCAGGTCGTGTTGCCGCAGTCCGAGGTCATGCACCTGGTGGGGTTGACCCTCGACGGGGTGCACGGGATCTCGCCGATTGCTTATGCGCGGGAGACCATCGGTCTCGCTATCGCAACGGAAGAGCACGGCGGCACGACCTTCCGCAATGGAGCCCGCGTCAGTGCGGTTCTGAAGCATCCCGGCAAGCTCGGCATCGAGGGCCAAGACAACCTTCGGCATAGCCTCGACCAGTACCGCCACGGCGGCGAGCGCGAAGGGAAGATGCTGATCCTCGAGGAGGGCATGGACTACGCGCAGATGGCGATGACGGCACAGGATTCGCAGTGGATCGAAAGCCGCCGCTTTTCGCGAACCGACATCGCGATGTTCTTCGGCGTTCCACCTCACATGATCGGCGACACTGAGAAGTCGACGTCGTGGGGCACAGGCATCGAACAGCAGTCAATCGGCTTCGTCGCCTACACCCTCGAAGATCATCTGACGACGTGGGAAGAGACGATCAACAGAGACCTGATCGCCGATGCGAGCAGCGGTCTCTACGCCAAGTTCAATCGGGCGGCCCTGGTCAAGGGCGACATCAAGGCGCGCTGGGAAGCCTACGTGCGCGGATTGCAGTGGGGCGTCTACAGCCCCAACGAAATCCGCGCGCTCGAGGATCAGAACCCACGCGACGGCGGCGACGTGTTCTACCCGCCGCCGAACACCGCTGGTGGCGGCGAAAGAAAGAAGGACGAGGGCGATGAGCCTGCGGAACCTGCCTGAGGTCAAGGCGTTCGATCGGCCGGATGGCCTTTCCTGGGACGCTCCGTCCGACGCGCTCGCCCGATGGGCGGATGCCCCCCAGGCGGCCGAGTCCGACGATCCCGGCACGATCTCGATCTATGACGTGATCGGTCATGACTACTGGACCGGGGGCGGCTTCACGTCCAAGCGCATGGCGGCGGCACTGCGGTCTATCGGCCCGAAGGACGTCACCGTCGCGATCAACTCGCCAGGTGGGGACTTCTTCGAGGGCATAGCCATCTACAACCTGCTGCGGGAGCATCCCGCCAAGGTCAAGGTGAAGGTCATGTCGCTCGCGGCTTCGGCCGCGTCGGTGATCGCAATGGCCGGAGACGAGATCACCATGGGCGTGGGGTCGTTTCTGATGATCCACAATGCCTGGGCGGTCGTGGTCGGCAACCGGAACGACCTCGACGAGGTGGGTGCCGTTCTTCGCCAGTTCGACGAGGCGATGGCGGAAATATACGTCGCCAGGAGCGGTCTCGATGCGAAGGCGATCGGCAAGTTGATGGACGCCGAAAGCTTCATCGGGGCGAGCGATGCGGTCGCCAAGGGTCTCGCCGACTCCGTGTCGAGCGAAGCCGCTTCGGCCAGCGCCGGCGGGAGTGCCCGAGCGGACCTCGGTGCGCGCCGTCGCCTCGACGCCCTCCTCGCCCAGCAGGGCATGCCGCGTTCCGAGCGGCGGCGCCTCCTGCGCGAAGCAACCGGCACGCACGACGCTGCCGATGACGCCACGCCGCGCGCTGGCGAGCCTGCTTCCTTCGCTGCCGACATCCGGCGGTTGATCGACACACTCAAACGGTAGGAAACCAATATGACCGTTCATTCCGAGCCGCGGCGCTTCCGCGGCGTCGTTGCCGTGCGCGCCGATGGGGCCGGCGGGGACATCAAGGTTCTGCTCGGCGAGATGCAGCAGACCTTCGCGGCGTTCAAGGCCGAACACGAGGCGGAACTCGCGGCCGTGAAGAAGGGCCTGGGCGATGTCGTCCAGAGCGAGAAGGTCGACCGGATCAATGCCGAGATCACCAAGATCCAGTCGGCGATCGACCAGGTGAACGCGGCTCTGGCCGCCGCCAAGATCGGCGGCGTCGGCGCGGACGCCGACCCGGCCAAGGCCGAGCATGCCAAGGCCTTCGATCGCTTCTTCCGCAAGGGCGTGGATGCCGGTCTTAGCGACCTCGAGGTCAAGGCTAAGCTCACGACCCAGAGCGACCCCGACGGCGGCTATCTGGTGCCGGAGGAAATGTCCGGCACCATCGACCGCGTCCTCGGGACCGTGTCGATCATGCGGCAGCTCGCGACCGTGATGCCGATCGGCACCAGCGTCTACAAGAAGCTCGTCAACATGGGCGGCGCCGGCTCCGGCTGGGTCGGTGAGGAGGAGAGCCGCGCCGAGACGTCCACCCCGACGCTGCGCGAGCTCCTGTTCACGGTCATGGAGCTCTACGCCAATCCGGCGACGACCCAGACCATGCTCGACGACGGCATCATCGACGTCGCCGGGTGGCTCGCCGACGAGGTGAACATCACCTTCGCCGAGCAGGAGGGCGCGGCGTTCCTGACCGGCAACGGCGTGAAGCGGCCGCGCGGCCTGCTCAACTACGATACCGTGGCGAACGCCTCCTACGCGTGGGGCAAGATCGGCTTCACCGTCTCCGGCGCCGCGGCGGCGTTCGCCGCGTCGAGCCCCGGCGACGCGTTCATCGATCTCTACTACGGGCTGAAGCAGGGCTACCGGCAGAACTCTTCGTGGCTGATGTCGGATGCGGTGATGGCGTCGGTCCGCAAGTTCAAGGATGGCCAGGGGAACTACCTCTGGGCGCCGCCGACCGCGCCGGAGGCGCCGTCGACCGTCCTCGGCAAGCGTGTCGTCACCGACGACAACATGCCGGGCCTCGGTGCCGGCAACTTCCCCGTCGCGTTCGGCGACTTCCGCCGCGCCTATCTGATCCTCGATCGGACCGGCATCCGCGTCCTGCGCGATCCCTACACGAACAAGCCCTACGTCCACTTCTACACCACGAAGCGGGTCGGCGGCGGCGTCGCCAACTTCGAGGCCATCAAGCTGATGAAGTGCTCGACCTGACGGGTCGCGGCGCATCCCAGGCGGCGGGCTCCAGCCCGCCGCCGCCATCTCCCTCCCTCGAGCCGAAAGGGCTACGTCCATGAAGGACATTCACTCCGGCATGACGGTCGTCTGCGCGATCGACAACGCCGCTCTCTCCGCCGACAACACGCCGGCGGCGATCGATCTCCTCGGCTATGCTGGCGTCGAGATCGTCCTCGCGGTCGGCATCGGCGGCATCACCTTCAGCGGCACCAACAAGGTCGAGTTCAAGCTCACGCACTCCGACGATGACGCGACCTATGACGCGGTGACGGCGAGCGACATGCTCGGCCTCGCCTCGGTCGGTTCCGGCGGGATCATCAAGGCCCTGACGGCCGCGCACGCGGCGGGCGCGGTCTATCGCTGCGGCTACAAGGGCGGCCGGCGCTACCTGAAGCTCCTGGCCGACTTCAGCGGCACGCACGGTTCTCCGACGCCGATCACGGCGCTTGTCGTCAAGGCGTATGGCCACAACCAGCCCGAAGCGAACCAGGCCTGATCCGTGGCCCTCGTCCTCGTCACCCCGCCGGCGGTCGAGCCGCTCACGGCCGCAGAGGTGCGGTCGCGGCTCGGCTTGCCGGACAGCGTTTCGGACGCGGTTCTCGTCGCGCTGATCACATCGGCGCGGCAGGAGATCGACGGTTCGGCGGGGTGGCTCGGCCGGGCCATCATCAATCAGACGTGGGACCTGCTGCTCGACGGGTTCCCGTGCGAGATTCGGTTGCCGCTGCCGCCCTATCAGTCGGTGACCGAGATCGGCATCACGGACGCCGAGGGCGATGAGATCGTCGTCGCGCCGTCGGCCTATCGCGTGCTGCCCGGCACGCCGGCCCGGATCATCCCGGCCCGCACCGCCGGGGGATGGCCGTCCGGGGCCTCCGGCCAGCAGTCGGTGCGGGTGCGCTTCGTCGCCGGGTATGGCGCCGCCGGCAC